TACGGCAGCACCCACCTTTGCACCTACGGCAGCACCCACCTTTGCACCCACCTTTGCACCTACGTTTGCACCAACAAATGCACCTACGGCAGCACCTACGTTTGCACCTACGGCAGCACCTACGTTCGCACCAACGGCAGCACCTACGTTTGCACCTACGGCAGCACCTACGTTTGCACCTACGTTCGCACCTACGGCAGCACCTACCTTTGCACCTACGGCAGCACCTACGTTCGCACCTACGGCAGCACCTACGTTTGCACCTACGGCAGCACCTACCTTTGCACCTACGGCAGCACCCACCTTTGCACCTACGGCAGCACCCACCTTTGCACCTACGGCAGCACCTACCTTTGCACCTACGGCAGCACCTACGTTCGCACCTACCTTTGCACCAACGGCAGCACCCACCTTTGCACCTACGTTCGCACCAACGGCAGCACCTACCTTTGCACCAACGGCAGCACCTACTGCAGCACCTACGTTCGCACCTACTAGTGCTCCGGTACCATTACCCTGTAGTGAAAACCTGAGTAAACTTTGTTTTGTTGATTTATCAGGTGAAGCTTTTTCTATTTATAATAAAAAGAGAATATGTCCCTCAGAGTGTACTGGAGTTGACAACTGTGACATAACGTTTGGAGATAATTATACTAATTTGTTTCAAAGTGTGTGGAACACAAGTAGTTTTAAGGTAAATGACACATCTAGTGATATTATAGACACAATTACTCAGACAGATCTTAATGATTATGTATCTTGGTCTGGAATAACGAATGTATCTAATTCAAATGCAACAAATTGTGAACTTAGTTGTATGACAGAATCTAAGTGTGTTGGTTATAAATGGGATATTGATTCTGGGATGTGTACATTATATAGTAAAATGGTTATGTCATCAACTCCTATTGGGAATGAAGTTATTTCGTGGGCCTGTAACAGTGGTCCAGTCGGTGGTGCAGAATGTGACTGGAATAGTGTATTGTTTGACGAATCATTGTATAATAATAACGATGTTTCGAAACTTGAGTTTAGACCAGACCCTAGTTGCCCATCATTCTACAATTGTAATGGTGAATTGGTACCAGGACAGTAAATTTTCTGAATTATTTATAATTTAAAATATTGTATCATATTAATGAAGCCAACGGGTCAAATAAGTCCATGGGGTTATGGCTCTGTAAGAAACCTGACTCCATCAAATTTAGGGGGGCCATTTGGTAGCCCTAATCAAAGTTTACCGGTAAACTCAAATTCTGCATATTATGGATATCCAGGATATGCGGGATCTGGTGTTTTTATGAAAACAAACAAAAGAGCTTGTTCTTTCGGAATGTCTAGATCTATGACTCCAGGAGGAGTTACTACTGAAAAAGGTTGGGGATATAAAAAGTTTGGAAAACGTAAGAGTCGCAAAACTATAAAGAGACGTAAGAGTCGCAAAACTATAAAGAGACGTAAGAGTCGCAAAGCTATAAAGAGACGTAAGAGTCGCAAAACTATAAAGAAACGTAAGAGTCGCAAAACTAGGAAGAGTAAAGGTTAATCAACATCTAATATAATAGGAGCAAAAATAGAACTGATAACAGACGAATAGAATAAAGCAAATTCTATTGTTCTGAAATTAGGCAATGCAACAATGTTTAAATTGTTTAAAGATTAATTAAACATAAAATATATAATAAACAAACAGTTGTGTTACCAATATGGGTATTAGATCTTTGTTTAGAAATGAGTTAATTGTTAAATACGATGACGGAATTTATACAGCTAATGAATATATAGATGCAAATAATTGCATATATTATATAATGCTCGTAAATAGAGGGCAAAAAATAAATTTTAAATTGAATCTTATGACTTACGGGTCTTTGGATATAAAATTTATTGGAATAACTAATAGAATTGATATTAAATATTCAAAAACCCTTATTAACCTATATGTTATCAAGAAATTTTTGGAAGTCCAATATATCGACTATGTTAATAATAAACATAATTTATCTTTTGAAGATTATACAAATACAAAACCCCAATTAAAGGATGTTATTAGTTTTTTAAATTACTGTATTTAAAGCTCTGGGTCATATTTATGATACGTGATCCCAGTTAGACTCAACATCTTCTTAGTAGCTAAATAATCCCCAGTTTTTTCCAATGTATTAGTGTTTGGGTATTTTTTAAATATAAATTTTTTGATCCCTTTTTGGATTATTAATTTTAAACAAGAACTACATGGAAATAGAGTTACGTACATAGTACAGTCAGACATATCTGCTGTGATAGAATTAAGTATACAATTTGCTTCTGCGTGTACAACATAAGCATATTTATTTTCTTCAAAATTTTTGGAACCTTTTGTCCATGGTAAACAATGGTCTGGTATTCCATTAGGGAATCCATTATAACCTGATCCAATAATTCTATTATCTTTGTTTACCAAAACGGCTCCTACTTTAGTACACGGGTCTTTACTTCTTTTGGCAGCCAATATAGCTGATTCCATAAAATATTCATTCCATGAAATGTTTTCCATTTTTATCTTTATGCTAACAACTATTATTCACTTTAAATAGTTTTAATTTGTTTTAAAATATATGTTGTTTTAAAATAATGAACGTTTTATTTAAAAAGGTACAAGATCTAGATCCCAATACAATATTTGTAATATCAAAAAATTTAAACTCTAATGTTGTTGTGTATTCTAAAACAGAAGATGAACAAACACCATTAAATGCTTATTGGGTTATGTATGAAAACGATTCAAGTGGTTCTGAGTTAGAATCTTTAACCCTAATGGAATATAATTTAGCTTTTGGTTACACTGTATACGACAGCAATTATAACGGTAAAGGAAATACAGTAGTTACTATAAATTCTATGCCATCTCTTAAAATACAGATTTTTGATAATAAATGTTACATTGTCCGCAAAGACAATGATTGTGAAACAATTGTCCGCAAAGACAATGATATTTCTAACTTGGTAGAAATTACTTCAGGTCACCTTATGTGTACAAACGTATTTGGTGCTTATCCAAGAGTAGATAAACTTATGTTATTTAACAAAGACATATTAGTTAGAGAAGTAACGGAATAATCACACATTTATTAACAATACATACCCATAGGTGGAGGAAGTATTTCTTTCTTTCTGAATTTAGTATATATTTCAAACCCATTTTTTATATCTTCTAAATTTAAATTCTTCTTAGCTTTTCTACTTCCAAAAACTCTCTGTGCGTGACATATTTTACATTTGTCTAATAAATTCTTTGTATCTCCCCCGTTGTTATTAAACATATTTTTGTTCTTGGTTAATAGATCTATGATCTCTTCCTTTTTAACCTTCAATTTCCATTTATCTCTAGAAACTTGAAGATTAAGAATGTCATATAATTCGTTGGGTTTGTATTGATCTATATGATATCTCCATGGAAATCTACGTTCTAACCCTTGGTTTTGTTTGAAGAAACATTTATCTAAATCGTCTTTGTATCCAGCTATAATACAAACAAAATCTTCTGCATGTTCAGATAAATATTGATTAATACAATCTATGCATTCCTTACTAAACGAGTCACGCCCCTCGGGACTTCCTAAAGAATAAGCTTCATCTATTAAAAGTATACCACCCTTGGCACTTTCCAAAACTTGTTTGGTTTTAATAGACGTTTCTCCCAGCCATTGACCAATTAATTTAGAACGGTCAGCTACTACAACTTTATCTGTGCTTAGGAATCCCATATTTTTATAAATTTTTGCAAGAATATTACACAAAGTAGTTTTTCCGCAACCTGGATTACCTGTTAATACTGTGTGTAAAAACATAGATGGATCATTCATTTTTTGCATAAATAATAAGATTTGATTTACTAGTTCATCTTTAACTTTCTCCATACCAATTAGGTCTCTTAGTTCAATCAATGAGTCTACAAGTTTGAGTACATCATTTCTTTGTTCGGCAGCTTCCTCTATACTCTTCTTTCTTTTACGTTTGGATGTTTGACAAGATGCTGTTTCTTCCAATACAGAAATTAAATCATTTAAATTTTTAACAGGCCTTGGTTTAGATATAATAATATCTATAGCTCTTTTTTTATTAACTTTGGGTTTAACTACTTCTGTTTTTTTAATTGGTGTCCACTCTTCATCATCATCATCATTATCATTATCATTATTTCCTCCCAACAACGTCGAAGAATTAATAATCGCAAAAATTATGTCAGAATCATCTAGTCCTTTCATATATTATTTATACAATATTTTTATTATTTCTAGATCTGAACTTATTAAATTCCAGAAAGAAATGCAACACTAAGTCCACCACATAGTATTTCTTTGTTGTCGGAATAAAATTCATTCATTTTCCAGTTTAGGTATCCAGTTTTAAAGTCGTCTCCTAAAATTTGATACCATACACACCCACTTAGATATGCAGGACTAAATGTTTTACAATATTTAATGTAATTTTCTTGAATTGTATCCCAATCTTTGTCTTTGTTTTTAGTTAAATTTTCATATTTCTCCTCTAGTTTTGATATCTGGTTTTCTAAATATTGTATATCTGAAGAAGCGGTTGGATAATCTTTTTTGAATTGTTCCAACATATCTTTACTTTTATTTAATTTTTTAGATGCTAAAAGCAATTGTTCTGATAATTGTTTTGTCATTTAATTGTATAATATTTTTTAATTTAATTTTTTAAACTTAAATTTTTTAAAATCAGTGTCTTCGACACTGGATGCAAAGCATCTTAAACTAAAATAGTTTTAGATTGTGGTACTCTAAATCCTTCCTTAATATTAGGGTTTCTTTTAAGAACTGAATTCCATTGACTCCTTTCTTTTTTCTGAACTTTTGGTTTCGTTCCATATTTAAAATTTGGTAAATTTCCTTGAGGTCTTGGGTATCCAACCTTTTCTTTGAGATTTGCAAACCATTCTGTATCTTTGCAAACCATAGACATTAACACAAGAGATAAGAATATTGCCACTCCTATAAGAATACTTGTAGACGTTTTTGAGTTACTAGTCTTTCCCATTTTAATCTATTACTATATTTAAATATTTTATCTTGGTTTTAATTCAATAATAAAATAGATACACATATTAATAGATTAAATGACAGAACAATCATCAGAAATCGTAAGTTTCTTCAACAAGTTAATTGATTTTATAGGAATCAAAAAACAAGAGGATTTTACTAATGGGTTTGGATTCGAAATGCCTGAAAGTATTCATCCTATTTTTTTAAATATGTATAAACAACAATTAGATAAAGATTTTGGATTATTTGATGTAATCCAACATCTAAAATATACTTATTTTAATCCAAATTTGGATAAAGGAATTACATTTAATAATAGATTAAGTCCTATTATATTTGTTCCTGGTCTTGGTACTACAGATATAATTGCAAAATGGAATAAAAGTAATTCCAAAAATATAAAATCTGTAAAAGGATCTGAATTTCAGGAATCTGAAAAATGGAGTTGTAGACAGATACAGAATAATTGGACTGATTTATGGTTTCCTGAAGCAGATTTAAACAAAAAAGTAAGCCAGTATTGTTGGGAAGATAACATAAGGGTTGAATACGATCCAAAGAACAATACAGTTGTTAATTCAGAAGGTGTAACAACCGTTGTAAAAGATTTTGGTTCAACTACATTTCAACCAAACAGTTATCTGAATACATGGTTAAGTGCCGTAAAGGCTATGGGATACAGAGAAGGAGATAACCTATTTGGAGCTGCATATGATTTTAGAAAAATTTGTAGTGTTGATGAATTAGAACAATACGTAAACAGTTTAAAACAACTAATAGAAAGAAGTGTTAGGTTAAATGGTAAACCGGTTATATTAGTGGGACATAGTTTAGGTTCAAATTTAGCAAATTTCTTCCTAGTCAATCAATCCAAAGAATGGAAGGATACTTACATTAATTCGTTTGCAAGTTTTTCAGGAGCATTTGGTGGATGTCCCAAAGCACTCCGGACTGTGTTGTCTGGTGTTGATGTAACTAACAAAATGGAAAAAGAGTTGCTTAGAAATGTTACACGAAATTTTACAGGATTGCAGTGGATGTTACCAGTTCCTGGCCTGTACAACGATATTCCATTAGTTCATTTAAATAATATTAGTTATTCGGCAAACCGAATTCCTGAATTACTAAGTATGGTAAGTAAAGAAGCATTAGATATTTATACAAATGTTGTATTACCTATTCAAATGGCTAGTTTAAGAGCACCCGAAGTACCTGTTTATACTTTTAGTGGTACAAATCTTATGACCGAATCATCGTATAAATATACTAATAGTTTAACGGACAATCCTGCTAAAAACCACCCATATTATCAAATGAATCAAGCATTTGCAAACAATTATGATTACCCCGAAGAGTTTAATGGTGATGGTACAGTTCCACACTTTGCGTTACAGTATCCATTGTCGTGGACTTCACAGCAACGTGAACCTATTGTTTATAGATTTTATAACCGCGCAGAACATAAAGATATATTGAATATTGAACAACCTGTAAAGGATTTTATTTCTATAATTAAACAGATGTAATTTAAAATATCAGTTATTATAAATAAATGAGTATACCTTGGAGTGTAAGAGAAAATTATAAAAGCATGAAACCTTTAGAACTCAAATCACCAAAAGAAGTAATTGAATTCGGTGGTAAAACATACAATTATTATAATATTATTTTTGAGGAAGATTATAAATTATTACTTGAACGTAATTATTTTTTAAAAAAATTAGAAAAAAATGTGTGTGATGGAAAAATTGGGGGTATTGATATGGAATTTAAAACTAAAGGGTTAAGGATACCTTTTATGGTTAATGAAAAAGAGGAAAATGTTGAAAAATTTTCTGATAATGTTATTTATCATTGCGCATTAGATAGTAACAACAAAGAAGTTGAATATTTTAGCGAAGTAGATAAAGAATTAAAGGGGAATATTATTGTATATAAATCTGGTTATGTGTGTTCCAGATACGATCCAGAAGTTAAAGGTTTAGGTATGTTTCTGAGACAAAGATTAATAGAAGACTTGATAAAAGGTTATTTAAACAAAAATGAAGAAGTATATTTTGTTTTGAAAGCTCAAACAGATTTTTTAAAAGATTACTATTTAGGAGATAAAGGTTATAAAAAATTTGACGCATATTATGATGACAGTAAACAAAATATCGTTATACCAATTACAGAATTAGCTAAAATTAACAAAATGTAAACACTTTAACTAGACAATTTAATTAAAATTTAATTATTTTTATATTTAATCCCAAATTAAAATATTGGTACTAAGTATAGAAATGTTAGAAAACGTAATGATTTCTGTTAGTGAAGTTGATCCAGTTGTGGCCGGTGTTGTGTGTGGTGTAGTAATGGCGTGTGGTATGTGTTATACCTTTAAGAGTAAGATAAAAAGTTGTTTTGTTAAGAAAGAAGAGAAAAAGGATAAAAAACCTAAAAAGGATAAAAACCCTAAGAAAGACGACAAGAAAGACGACAAGAAAGAATATTAAATTCAATCTACTGAATCCATAGAATCTTCTGGAATGGTATGTGTAATTGGTTCAAATTTAGATTTTATGGTTGCATAAATAATCTCTTTAATATCAGTTGTTAACCACATTCTTTGTTTATTAATTTGATCTGGATATTCTGATTTGTATCCCATTAAATTTTTATAATAACACTGGTTGTTCATATATTTTTCAAATTCTTCTTCCATAATAATAGCAAATTCTTTTTTGTTACTATTAGCCAAGATATCTAAAAACTCTTCTACATTGTGTGGACCAACAACATTTTTCTGTGTATACAGAGCCATATTGGTTATGATATTAAACAATTTAGTTACATCTTCACGCAGATAATCAATACTGTCTTCATCGTATTTATTATCACTATCATATTCTTCATGACAAGACTCTTCGGACGTTTCGTTATCACTATCACTATCAGACGTTTCGCTTATTTGATACGTTGCACTCTCGACGTCATTAATTCTAAGTTTAAGTATGGTATTTTCTGTTTGCAATTCCTTTAATTTGTATTTAATGTCAGTTAAATCTCTATCTGTCATAAATACCCACACCAATGCCTTTAGCATTATTTGCAAAGCAAATGTTGCAGCCAACATGACTATTGCACTATAATATTCGCCACTAAACATTGAATAAACCATTTTAGTTATTAACTAATTTTAATCTTTAAATCACTATTATGCAACCATTTTCATCTTGATATTAGGTTCTGCGTCGTATTTCAAAATGAAATCATCGAAAACGTAATCCCTAATTGGTTTATGACAATCGGGTTTAACAGTTATTAATGCTTGCGTTATAGGTTTTCTACGAATCTGTTCAATAGCACCTTCCATATGGCTATCATAAATATGAACGTCACCAAACACCATCTTAAGTTTACCAGGAAATAGACTACAATAATTAGCCATCATAATAATTAAAAGAGAGTAACTAACAATATTGTATGGTACTCCCAACATCAAATCAGCACTACGCTGATACAACTGACCGTCCAAATATTTAATACCCCAACGATCAGTACGAACATAGAATTGGAACAGTACGTGACAAGGGTGAAGTACCATTTTATCAGCAACTCCGGGATTTAGAGCAGTAAATAGGATTCGACGACTAGTTGGATCGTTTTTAATAAGATTAATACAATCATCAATCTGATTAAATCCTTCGTTCGTATAATCGTGATCACACCCCTTGTATTCAGCACCAAAATGGTTCCACTGGAATCCATACATAGGCCCCATATCACCTTCCTTGTAATCCAAATCTCGAGATTCCAAAAAATCCTTACAGGTGTTCCCTTTCCAAATTTTTACGCTCTTAGCCTCTAATTTTTTTGTATCGGTTTCTCCTCGTAGAAAAAACATCAACTCTTCAAAGATATTTTTAAAGCTCATTTTTTTGGTAACCATTAAAGGTATTACCCAAATCCCATAAGTGTTGGGAGAATCATTGTTTAGATCATATTCCAAGCTTTCTCCAAATAAAGAGTATGTGGTTGAATTACGGGTTTCTCTTTTTTCTCCATCGTTAATAACCTTACGGACTAGATCGATATATGCTTGTTCACCCATCTTTAATAGTTTAATATTTCGTATTCTTAAATTATTAAACGTTTTTGTATGTTTCCATATTCTTCCAACGGTCGGAAGTCATGGTGTGAAAATTCCATCCATTGGGTGCACACTTGTCATAATTTTTCTTATCCATGAAATATGTTTTATCGTCTATCTTGTCACAAAAGCGACTCATATTTCCTCTCATTTGCATAATACCTGTCGAATAAGTACTCGAAGGGCTTCCATAAAACCTATATGCAGAAACTGCTAACAACATATCAATAACTGACTGTTCATATTGTTCGTTGTTTTGGGGTGGTCTAATTAACTTGTAACTGTTTAAAAACTTTTTAACCTTTTCTCTAATTCCCCCAGGCATATTCTTCATAACATCATGACTTAGGAATAAAATTGGTTTTGATCTATCCAAGTCCATTAAATTATCAATAATTTCTTCTTGACTTCTCAGCATATATTGGGGTTTAGAACCCTCCCAATTACGCAAATGAAGTGCATTATAACTACCTGGCTCAAGTTTCAAATCTTTCATAATTTTTTGAGTTAACGTATAAAAATGTTCACGATATTTGATTGCATCCCAAATAAGTCTTCTCATCTTCCTCATCTTTTGTTCAGGTAAGTAATCAAAGTAACATTCAGTGTTACCAAACATACGATGATCCAGATTTCTAAAAGTTTCAACTTCTTGTTTATTTTTTAAACGATCACAGTAGAAATACCAAATATCGCTTTGGTTTTCAAGGAATTCTGGTTTAAACTTGGTTTTTCCAGGGGACCATTGGGGTTCATCTACTTTACCGTAATCACCATCTTCCAAATTTCTAAAAAATTGTTTATAATCGCTTGTGTCTGGTTTACCCATTGTTTTCAACCATTCTTTGGTTGTTAAAATTGGGATTTGTGAAGCCCAACAATCAAAATCAAATATATCTTCAGCATACAACTGTTTACTTCCCAACAGATACCAAGTTGTTTTGGGATGAAGGACTAATGTTCTATTGGACAACCACGCAATTACAGTTAATATTTCGTACTGCATCCTAATGTTGTTAAGACCTCCGCAATCCAATTGGAATAGAATGTATTTCTTAGAAGTACTGGGTAATCTAGGTCCGGTAGTAGTAGATGGAGCAATCACCATAATATCACAATTATTTTTAATATTTCCATTCCCAAATGGTTCAGAACACGACGACATTATTAATATTAAGACCAATAAAAGTATTATTATAGCAATAAGAATTTGGTCGTTCATTAATATAAACAAATATTTTAAATTTAGAAGAAAGCTCTCCAGTCTTTCAGACCTTTGGTCTGGATTCAAGGATTCAAGGAATCTTTAAAGTTGATATATTTATTTTCAAACGTAAACCAATGCTTACACAATGCCTTTAGCATTATTTGCAAAGCAAATTCAATTACGCTAGAAAATAAATAAATAAACCCCGAAGGGTTAATTGATTCGTAAATAATTTATTGTCTATTTGACAATTTAACAAGCTCACTCATAGTAATATTTTCTCTGATATTTAGGAGTGTTTTGTCCACGGTAAAGATTCCATTCGGGTGTGTTTTATCAGTTCTGACCAGAACAGGCTCAAAACATTCAGTCACCTCATTGTAATTACACTCAACAATACTGCCATTTTCATACTCTTTTAGAGTTTTTAATTTGTTAAAAAACATTTTTCCAACCTCTGTATTTTTCTCAATCCCTGCAAAATCAGTTAGTTCTCCCTTCTCGTTCACCTTGGCAATAAGAGTATCTCCTTTATCTACAATCTTAAAATCGAATGTATGGCGATCGCGAGGTTTCCACTTAAATAGTGTGTATTGGGTATGCATTCCAACTCCAAGTGTAATTGGGGTAAAAATCAACCCATCCGTATTGTGGTTGATTGAACCATTGTTCATATCATCAACAAGTTTGTCGAGATCTTCGAATTTATAAAACTTTTTAACGTCTATAGGAAACGAATCGATTTCCGATCTCTCTTTGTTTTCAACCAAATCCCAAAATGTCTCAATAGCTGTACTTACACGTTCGTATCTTTCAGTAAATGTCTTTTGGGTTACGTCTTCTCCACAAAATACAATACAGTCGTGAATAATAAAAGTCCATTCATCTCTATTGGGACCAGTACGAACAAGTTCTCCATCAAACATAGTTCCTTTGTAAATACTTTGATCAAAACACTGCTCAACCTCATAATATCTAAAAGCACGGTTAACCATGAAACATTTATTCTTCCCATTAATAATGGTACACACCATAACAAACCTCATTCCGTCCGATTTTACACATGCTAGATAACCAAATTTTTTGAATCTAAAAATGTCACGACGCTGAAGAGATACTGGTTGGGGTGCTGGGAAGAAATCATTCTTGCGGGACGGCCAATAACTAAGGAACTTAGATTTAAGTGTTGCTAAAATTTCTGAATCCAACAGTTGTTTACTCTTAGGGCCCGTCTCAGGGTCAGCAAGTCTGTCGATGCTCATTTTTATTGTATGTAAGTTTGGTTCTACAACGTTTTGATTGTTTAATAATATTGTTTTTTATTTCTTTAATTCAATTAACTATTCTAAACGTTTGGTACATTGAAATTTGTTAATTCAAACGTAAATATTTGGGCAGTTATAAGCAATTAGTGTTGTCAAAGACCGAAGGG